CACGACGTCAATACGGTCTGGACGAGCGGCTGCCTGATAACACCGCTGCAGGCCCCCCACGGCCACTACAGCGTCATCGCCGAGCTGGTCTGCTGCGAGAGGTAACGATGCCACGGCCCATGTACGAGACCGCGACAGACCGCAAGAACGAGCGGGCGATTGCCGAAATGCTAGAGCGGCGCTGGGACTGCGACGCAGACAAGCTGAAGATCGCGTGCGAGATTGACTATTCTCTGACCCGCGAGGGCCGGATCGTTGCGGTGATGGAAATTAAATGCCGAAACTACGACTACGATACGTTGGACGGGTGGGGCGGCCTGATCCTGAGCGCACACAAGTGGCAGGCTGGACGTCGCTGGAAAGAGACACACAATATCGCGTTCATTCTGGTACTCGGCCTGACCGACGGTGTTTTTGCGTACAGCTTAAAGGCCGAAGATCCTTGGCCAGAAATGAAACTGAAAACGGCGGGCAGGCGTGATCGGGGAGACGCGCAGGACATCGAGCCGTGCGTCATGATCCCGATGCAAAAATTTCAGAAACTCGATTGACGAATAAGGTTCGCCGATGCTAGAAAAGCAAATAGAGCGAGCACTTGTACGTCGAGTGAAAGACCTTGGAGGGCTATGCGAAAAATTTGTCTCCCCCGGACGCCGGAGCGTGCCAGACCGTATTGTCACGCTCCCGGGTGGCAGGATCATATTTGTAGAATGTAAAGCCCCCGGAAAAAAGCCTACGCCGCTGCAGGAGCGCGACCACGAAAAGCGACGGTCGCTTGGCTGCACGGTGTTAGTAATCTCAAAACTGGAAGATGTAAGCCAAATCAAATGCTAGACCGTAACAATCTACATGCTTACCAGAACCGCGCCGTGTCCTTCATCAAAGACCGCAAGCGGTGCGGCCTCTTCCTCGACATGGGTCTGGGCAAGACGACGTCCACACTGACGGCGGTCAGCGACCTGATCGACGACTTCCAGATACGCAAGACGCTCGTTATCGCGCCCCTGCGCGTCGCCAACAGCGTTTGGAAGCAGGAGGTCTACAAGTGGGCGCACCTCGATCACATGCGCGTCTCGGTCTGCACAGGCTCGGCAAAGCAGCGTCTGGAGGGGCTGATGACCTCGGCAGACGTCTACATCATCAATCGCGAGAATGTTGACTGGCTCGTTAAGCACTACGGCCCCAAGTGGCCGTTCGACATGGTGATCATTGACGAGAGCAGCAGCTTCAAGAACCCATCGACGAAGCGGTTCAGGTCACTGCGGCGCATTCTTCCGATGACGGAATACATGGTCCTGCTGACCGGCACGCCGTCACCCAACAGCCTGCTGGACCTGTGGCCCCAGATGTTCCTGATCGACTTCGGAGAGGCCCTTGGCCGCACTGTAACCGGCTACAAGCAGCGGTTCTTCGAGAGCGACTACATGGGCTACAAGTGGAACATCAGGGAAGGTGCTGCCGACAAAATCCACAGTCTGATCCAGCCCCGCGTCCTGCACATGAGCGCGGATGATTATCTCGACGTACCGCCGCGCATAGACTTGGTTGAAAATGTCGAGCTACCCCCCGAGGCGCTGGCGATATACAAGGACTTCGAGAAGACGCTACTGGCGGAGCTGGAGGACGGCGAAGAGGTCGAGGCGGCGACAGCGGCAGTCCTCGCCAACAAGCTCCTGCAGTTCGCCAATGGGGCAATCTACACCGACGACAAGCATAACTGGTCAGAGACGCACAAGGCCAAACTGGACGCCTTGGAGGAAATCTTCGAGGACAATCCAAACGAGACGCTGCTGGTTGCATACAACTACAAGTCGGATCTTGCCCGGCTGCAGGCCCGCTTCCCCGACGCAGTTGTCCTCGACAAAAAACAAACAACCATTGACAGGTGGAACGCCGGTGAGATTAAAATGCTTCTCGCCCACCCGGCGTCTGCTGGGCACGGGCTCAACCTGCAGAATGGCGGCAGCCTGATTGTCTGGTTCGGCCTGACGTGGTCCTTGGAGTATTACCAGCAGTTCAATGCGCGACTGCACCGGCAGGGTCAAGAAAAGCCTGTCCGCATTCTGCATGTGATCGGTAAGGGAACTATCGACGAGAGAGTTATGGGCGTCCTTGCGCATAAGGACATGACGCAACGCTCATTGTTGGCGGCACTGAAGCCGTCTAAATAGAAGAGGGAAAAATGAAAAACGTAAACGAGATATTGAACGAAAGAGAAAAAGTCAGCGGCAATTACGGCGACGTTGCTCGCATGATCCAAGACACCGTGCGCCTGTGGGCTACGGGGCCAAATTGGAGCAAAGGCAAGTTGACTGATCCGCAAGTCACCAGTCTGGAAATGATTGCGTTGAAAGTCACCCGCATCCTGCAGGGCGACAACAATCACGTTGACAGTTGGCGCGACATCGCGGGCTACGCGGAACTTGCCGCAATCGAAATCGAAAAGGCCGAAAGGGCTTTAGAGGAGAGCTTGCAAATTGTCGACGGGGCATTTAGCAAAATACCAAAGAAGGAGAAGTAAAATGAAATTAGCCCTCACACTCGCAGCAGTGATTGCATTTGTCGGCCCAGTGGCCGCGCAAGAGAATGATGCGGCAGACTTTTTCCGCAAGGACAAAAACTATTGGAGCCGCGGGCTAAAAGCCCCCGCCGTCATCGCATACAATGAGGACATCAGACATGTCCGTAGTATATCGAAGCGCAAGCAGATCGTGCGCCGCATGGTTGCCCATCAGGCCAGAAAGAAGCTGGGCAAGCGATGGGTAAAGTCAGCAGTCAAGATAGCCTATGTCGAGAGCCGGTTTAATCCGAAGGCCGTAGGCCCACGCACGCGGCACGGCAGGGCAAGGGGCGTCATGCAGGTGATGCCAAAGTCTGCCCGCGCCATGGGGTTTAACCCACGCCGCCTGAACGAGGCCGCTTATGGGATTGCTGCCGGCATTGCGCACATGCGTCTGTGCATCCAGAGCGGCGTGCGCACCGATGCCGAGATGTCGGCTTGTCATGTTGCAGGTCCTAGAGGTTGGGCAATCCGTCTGCGTAAGCATGCGCAGCGGTACAAGAGAATTTACGTCGCCATGGTGCGCAGGGCACCCGGCTATTGGGACTAGGGGGAAAGATGTCTTACCTGTTTGGTTTGGGGCTTATTAGCGCCACCGCAATTGCCGTCCTGACTGTTGTCGGTTGCGGCTTCTTCACGCTGGTGATGGTCTTGGCCATCGAAGAAAAAATTCAAGAATGGAGAAAGTAAAATGGAATTTAACACGCCGGAAGCACTCTATCAGCACTACAAAAATGTCCGTCAACGCATTGAAACGGCCTCTAGAGAGGCAGCGATAAAGAATGGCGTCATCGTACTCCCGATCAAAAAACTGCCGCCGCCGGAGCAGAAAAGGGCGGCAGAGATAGAGCAAAGCGAAGACAATGCCGTCATAGAGATGGAGCCGCCAAAGCACCTTAACGATACGCAAAGGATCATGTACGAGATTGCCCTCAAGCACGGGATTCTTGTGTCAGATATGCGCGGACCTGTGCGCATGAGGCATTTTGTGCTTGCTCGGCAAGAGGCAATGTGGGAGATTAAACGTCAGAGGCCAGACTTGTCCCTGCCCCAGCTTGGGCGCATGTTTGGCGGGCGAGATCATTCGACAATATTTCACGGGATCCGGGCGCACCAAAAGCGTCTAGATGCTCGTAAAGAATTGTGCGTATAAAACTGCCTTGGGGCGACATTAAACAGTTTCACGAAGAAGCAGTCGCGGAGAACTGGCGTGGTTACACATTGCCAGATCGCGGAAAATAGGAGTGATTGGTATGGCAGAGAAGATGATTGACAGATCCGACGCAACTATGCTCCGCGCCGAGATCATGCGCTTTGTGAAACGTCTTGAAGGCATGGGGTTTGACCGTGACGTTTCAGGCGTCACTATGGCTGGAGTTGGGTTGGCGCTTGCCCACGCTGGCGGCTTTGACATCGAGAATATATTTGAACAGTGTTGCCTTGCCGTAGAGCAAGACGCGGGGGGTGCGGCAAATTAACGGAGCAATGGAAATGAGCGAAGCGATTACAGTAATTGGTGTGCTCGCCTATATGCTGACCGGCCTTTGGCTCACGGCTGAAATATGGGGTGTCGAGAAGCCTAGTATGGGGGACTGGATTACAGGCGCAATAGCTGGCGTTCCTATTGCGATGTACATGTTGCCAGTCGCATTTTTTGAGCGATATAGGAGAAAGAAGTTCGGAAAATAGGAGATTTCGCAAGGGTATTGCAAATAATCTGTATCCCTGTAATATTGATTATCGGGATCCGGGCGCACCAACAGCGTCTAGATGCTCGTAAAGAATTGTGCGTTTAATCGAACGCGCACAATACTCGTCAGAAATGGTTCTGGCGGGTGGACTTTGGGTCTCATGTTAATCCATGCCCTTGTCCATGTTGGATTACTCCGAAACTGACTTGCCCCGGCATTACGCCGGGGCTTTTTCAAATTCTTTTAGAGCCATATCTCTAGGTTTGTTGTTCTGCGGTGACTTTTGCCGCCTATTTAGCAGCAATTGTTTCGTCTTCTTTTTGTTTCAAAACATACCAAGCGTCGATAAGAGATTGAAATTCGTCTATAGATGAAATGCTCTCATTCAGTATGGCCTCGCCTGTAAAAGGTTGGACAAATTCTTTCCAGCCAGAAACATCATGCCACTGCACCGCATGCAGTGACTGGTCAATGCCTGAGCAGTCAATTTCAAACATTTTTCCGTCAATGTAGACGGCGTTGTCAGCTCTTATTATAGTCAATCGCATTGGATAACCTCATAGTGCTTGGCTGGGATATTATCCGAGC